CCGTCGAACGCCTCGACTACCTCGACGAACGAGGGGTCGTCGTTGGTACGTTGCCCGGGCCCGATACGATAGCTCCGCACTAGGCCCCGCGCCGAGACCGGCAGGTCGATCTGCTCCAGCGCGCCGTTGACCAGCACGAAGCTGCTGCCCGCCGGCCACTCCTCGGGCATCAGCCCATCCGTGCCGAGCTGCCCACGCAGACGGACCGACAGCTCGTAGACACCCGGCGCCACCAGCTCGGCGTCGCGAAACTGGAACAGTTCCCAATTGGCGGCCGATCCATCGCCGATCGCCGCGAGGTTGGCGCCGGCAAGCAGCGCCGCCTCTGTGGCCGAGGCAAGCGTACCCGATCCGATCCGCACCCGAAGAGGCTCACCCCGGTCGACAAGACCGGAGATTGCGGCTGGCAGAACGGTCTCGGTCACGCCAACCACGGCGCCCTGCCCGATCAGCGTGTTCAACTCGTATCCGGCGTCGCCGGTCGCCGACGAATAGACCGCCACGCTGCCGGGCCAGGGGTCGGCAGCCACCGCCAGGTGCGGGGCGTGCGGCACCTCGGCCCCCGTCAGCAGCGGCAGGTCCAGGAATTGCGGATAGACCGGCAGCGGCGGCGCGAAGGGCCTGAGCCCCGCGTTCTCCTCGACCGCATCGCTCGGGACCTGGGTCTCGGCCTCGACCCTCACCGCCTCGATCAGGCTCGCGCCCGCCTGCTCCACGCGGTCGATCCGGTAGGTCGCGCCGGTATCGCCGACAAGCAGGCGCACCACGTCGCCTGCACCCGTCGCCAGCGCCGAAGGCGGCAGGGCGAAGCGAACCGCGTCGCGGGCTACCCGCGACTCGGCCAGCCACCGCTCGACGATCGCGCGCCCTTCGGCCACGGTCAGCACCAGCGGAAGCTCCGAGGTCGAAACAGACAGCGTCCGCTCGTCGGGAAAGATCGCTTCGGCAGTGCGGGCCTCATAGTCCCCGTCCGCCTCGACATGCGTCAGCCTGACGCGCCCCGCGACCTCGGCCGCAGGGGCACGCACCGTCTCGATCGTCCCCCGCTGCTCGTCGGTGATCGCAAGGTCATCGGGAACGATGTCCCGATCAGGGCTCCTGCCGCGGTTGCGGAAGATCAGTGTGCCGTCGCGCTCGATTGCCTCGAAGCCGTAGGCCAGCATCAGGGGCTGCAGCACGGCACGCGCCCCGTCGACGTCCGACACGGAATAGCCGCGCACAAGCCCGAAAAGTCCCTCGACGTCGACCTCGTCGACCCCGGACCGGCCGCAGATCTCGGCCACGACGCTTCCCAGCGCCTGCGCGCTTGTCCGCCCGTTCAGCCAGTGGCCGCGGCGGTAGTTGCCCGCATCCGTCCACAGGTCCGACAAGGCCGGAAACTGCGGGAACGGCCGGGCATCCCATGCCCAGGCATGGGCGCGCGCAAGGTCGATCATCGGGCCGCCATAGACGTCCGAAACCGGATTCACCCCGGGCTCGCCCCAATGGCCCAGCACGGCCCTGTAGTATTGCGCCTGGATCAGGTCGTCGCGGGTGCCGTTCGAGAACCGGGGCAGCGCCGATTCCGATGACTTCGCGTCCAGGAACTTGTTCGGCTCGTTCGTCGCCTTGTCCAGCGCAGGGCAGCCCAACTCGGTGAACCAGACCGGTTTCGACTGCGGCACCCAGGCCGTGGGCGACGGCTGCCGCACTCCGCCGATCCGCTCGTGGTGCGGGTTGCTCCACCAGCTTCGGATGTCCTTGTATCGGAAGACCCATGGCTCGCCATAAGCGCCATCCTCGATCGGAAGGCGAACCTGAAAGGCGCGGCCCGCCTCCGAGTCATAATACCAGTCGTATCCCTCGCCGCCCTCGACATTGGCGCGCAGGTAGTCGAGCGCATAGATCGATCCAAAGGACGCATCCGCATGGTCGTCGCCGTCCCGCCAATCGGACACCGGCATGTAGTTGTCGATGCCGATGAAATCGATGTTGGGGTCGGACCAGAGCGGATCGAGATGGAAGTAGACGTTGCCGGACCCGTCCTGCGGCTGGTAGCCGAAGTACTCGGTCCAGTCGGCGGCATAGCCGATCCGTGCTGCGGGCCCGAGGATCGACCGCACGTCTGCGGCAAGCGTCTTCAGCGCCGCGACGGCCGGGAAGGTCCCGCCCGGGCCGCGAATCTGTGTGAGCCCGCGCATCTCCGACCCGATGCAGAACGCATCCACCCCCCCCGCCGCCACGCAGAGATGGGCATAGTGCAGGATCATCCGGCGCAGGCCCCAGTCGGCCGGTCCCGTGTAGGTGACACCCGAAGGCCCGGTCACGAACTGGTTGGGTTGGGCTGTGCCGAAGAAGGCCGCCACTTCCGCCACTGCGGCCGCGGAACCGTCGGGCGACCCGGCAAGGCCGGGCGCAAGCGACGTCGTGATCCGCCCGCGCCAGGGAAGCGCCGGCTGGCCGGTGCCGCCGGTCAGCGGATCGGGCAGCAGGTTGCCGGGCAACTGCTCCATCAGCAGGAACGGATAGAACACGGCCTTCTGTCCGCGTTCGCGGATTGAGGTGAGCGCCTCCATCACCGAGCGGTCGGCCGGCGTGCCGCCGTAGATCGACGCACCGTCCAGCTGCGGAATGACCTGCGCCTGCGCCCGCGTCACGCCCGAGACCTGCCAGGGCATGCCGACACCGTCGATTTGGGTCTGCTCGACCTTCGGTCGGATCTCGCAGCTTGCGCAGCGCAGGTCGTTGGCGAACCACGAGACCACCGTCACCACCGACTGAACCTGCGGCAGCTCATCGGCCAGCGCATCCATCGACACGGTGAAGTCAGTCCCCCCGGCCGAGGCATGCACGTTGGCCGTGCGATTCACCCCAGGGGCCTCCGAGTAGTGCACCGGCGTCGTGGCCAGCAGGTATTCACCCGTGCCCGGAACGAGGGCGACGCCCTGCAGCAGGTCGCGCAGCCCGGCCGGCGCACCGGATCCGCCCCTGGCGGGCCGCACGACCTCGAAGGTCATCTGCGGAATCCGGTTCCCGAACGGGGTCAGGTCGAGGTCCTCGAAGACCACGTAGGCGATGCCGCGATAGGCCGGCGCGAAGGCAGCGCCCTCCACGGCCGCGATCTTGGGGTCGGGAAGCTGGTCCTCGCTGCCGGCGTAAACCCGCATGTTGAGCGTGTCACGGGCGACCTCCACTCCGTCGGCCCAGATCCGGCCAACGCGCGTGATCTCGCCCTCGCACAGGGCCACCGCCATGCTGATGCTGTAGGAATAGCTGCGTGTCTCCGGCTGCTTCGGGGCACCCTTTCCCGATCCGCCGCTGCGCGACACGGTCTCCAGGAAGCGTGTCGCCCAGATCACCTGTCCGGCAACCCGCGTCCGGCCCCACACCTGACCGACCGGCGCGCCCTCGCTTGCGCCCATCAGGCGGAACCGCTCGACCTTGCCGGTCTCGACCACGCCCGACCCCGTGCCGAGCAACTTCTGGTCGATCACGCGCCCGACCGTGGCACCCACCGCCCGGCCGATGACTGCGGCAGACAGGCCCAGGACGCTGCCGCCGATGCTGCCGCCGACGGCGGCGCCCACCGCGGAAAGTACGATCGTTGCCATCAGCGAACCTCCTCGGGAAATGCGAACCGCGCCGCGATCCGCCGCGCCCATGGCGCCGACAGCGGACTCTCGACCACCCCGTGGCCTGAGTAGGAATGTACGAAGCTCGCGGCCCCGCCGCTGCCGGCGGCGATCCCGAGATGCTTGGCCACCGTCCCGTCCCGCATCCGGAACAGAATGACATCGCCGTGGTCGGGCACGCGGCCCGGCCGCGGCACCAGGTGCCGCAGCGCGGCCTGCCACAGGACTTCCTCGCGCCCCGGCTCGGCCCAGTCGGCCGTATAGGCCGGCACCGCCTCGGGCTCGGCCCCGTAGAGCTCACGCCAGACCCCCCGGATCAGCCCCAGGCAATCCGCCCCCGCCCCCTTGGTGGCCGTCTGGTGGCGGTAGGGCGTTCCGATCCAGCCGCGGGCGGCGGTCACGGCGCGGTCGGCCAGCGCACTCATGCGCGCACGTTCCGGCTGCCGCCCGTATTCGCGGCCGAACGGACGGGATAGCTCATCAGCCAGTCTTCGCCCGGGATGTCGGGAAATCCGCGGAAATTGAGGAAGTTCTGGAACTTCAGCCTGCAGGTGTCCGCCCGCTTGTCGCAGCCCGCCTCGATCCGCACCATGTCGCCCGGCGCGATCGGCAAGGCGATTGCCTCCCACAACTCGATCTGGCGGCCGCCGCCGGTCGCCCGGTCATTCTTCACGACGCCCACCAGACCCTCCGCGCGCCCGCTCAGCACCCGGAACCGCCCGCGCTCGAACCAGCGGTCGTCGAAACCCGCGACCGACGCAAAGCGGAAGATGCGGCGGTCCTCGACCACCTCGACCAATCGCTCGGTCGCATAGCCCGGGGTCGTGAGGTCGAACCGGCAACCGGCATCGCCCAGGATCGCGGCGCACTGCTTCTGGTAGACCCGGCCCTGGGGCTGGTTCAGCGCCTCGGTCAGCCCGCGCAACTCGGCCTCGAACGCGCCGCCCGCCCGCGTCACCTCGCCGACGGTGCCGCGGAACTGCAGCACGCGGTCGCCGACCTCTGCCCAGTTCACCAGCCAGGCCCGCACCTCGGCATTGTCGTAGCGCCCTGCGAGGATGTCCTCCTCCGTCAGGCTCGCATCCGACAGCGCCCCCAGCGCCTCGCTGTTGTCGACAGACAGCCCGGTGGTCTGCTGCAGCGCCCGCGCGGTCAGACCGGTGTCGGCCCGGAACTCGATCCCCTCGAACGACAGCGTCCGGTCGTGATCGGTGAACCCGAACACCTGCCCGTCGGCCCGGACCAGCGCCCAGCACCGGCAGACCGTGGTTGCACCGCTGGCAAGGTGCGCGGCAAAGCTCTCGGACAGCGGCATCAGACCCGCACCTCCACCACCGGCACCGTCGGCACCTCACCCGCCTGGAAACTCGCGACCGAGGTCTGGATGCCGTCTGTGTCGAACCGCACCGGAACGTCGAACTCGAAGCCGGCGCTGACCTCGGCACCGATGTCCGGTGCCTCGAAGAAGGTGACAAGCCCGCGCTCGTAGTCGACCGTGTAGTTGACCGTCTCCACCAGCGCATCGCCGGTCAGGCCGACGCGCACGGTGCCAAGGACCGGCTTCACGATCGGCCGGACATAGTCCTCAAGCCCCGACTGATAGCGCTTGGTCAGCTGGAAGGTCGCCGTCTGCCCGTCGCCTGCGCCGATGATCTGGTCGCGGAAATCCACCTCGCGCGACGGCAGGCAGGACTTGTAATCCGACCAGTCCTTCCAGCGGAACCCGAACAGCCGCCCGCGCCGTGCCTCGAAGAAGGCGATCAGCGCCTCGACGTCGTCCAGGCTGCGCAGACCGACGCCCGCGTCGTAGCGCCGGCGCGAATGCGCCCAGGGCGTGTTGCGCTCCTCGAAGCCGTTGGCCAGCGTCACCACCTCGGTGCGCCGCTCCGGGCCCCCGACCGAGCCGAAGCTCAGGTTCGCGGGAAACCTGATCTCGTGAAATCCCATGTTCGCTCCTCGCCCTTGGCGCAGGACCGGCGGAGGCGCCGCCTCCGGGCAGCCCCTTCGCCCTGTCCGAATTCCTTGCGGGTGCCGGGGGCTGGTCCGCCCCCTGCCCCGCCGTCACCGGTTGCGCTGTCCGCGGCCAAGCGCGCGGGTCACCTGAGCCGCGATCTGGCCCTGGCTGCGGCGGAACCCCTCGATGTCGGGCGTCGAGATGTTCATCACCACGTTCACCGGGCGTCCTCCGCCGGCCATCTGCACACCCAGGCGCCCGTCCGCGCCGCGCGACAGCGGCATGATCGCCTCCGGCCCTGCCTCGCCCATCAGCCCGCGCCCGCCCCGCATCGGGAACATCGTGGGCGCGTTGACGATCCCGCCGTTCGCGAAAGGCACCACGCGCCCCTGCGCAAAGGACCCGCCCTTTGCGAAGGGCAGAAGGCCGCCCACGAAGTTCTCGATCCCGCCCGCGATCAACTGCCCGAAATGCTGCTGCACCGGACGGATCGCTGCCGAATAGGCCGCCTCCGAGATCGACATCGCCAGACCCTTCATCGCATCCGACAGCTTCATGCCGTCGAACACGACGCCCTCGAACGCAGAACGCAGTCCGCGTCCCACGGCGTTGGACAGACCCGCCACGTCGCGCCCCGTTGCCGCCATCGTGTCGCGCATCCGCGCAAGCTCGCCGTCGAAGGCGGCCGCCACGCCCTGCGCGCCCGAAAGGCTCGCCTCGAGCCCCCGGACCTGATCCTCGAGCCCGTCGAGCCCGTCCACCTCAAGCATCGTCCGTCCCTTTCCTCGTGACGTCGGGATAGGCCGCCGCCAGTTCCATCAGCCGCGCCCGGCTCAGCGGCGGCGACGCGCCCCCGTCCTGGCCCAGCATCAGCATCAGCTCGGCCGGGGTCAGCGCCCAGAATTCGGCCGGCGTGAGGCCCAGCCCGCGAAGACCCAGGCGCATCAGCCCCGGCCAGTCGAAGGCCCTCACCCCGCGGGCGCGGGCGGCATCTGGAACGCCCGCACCAGAAGCTCGGCCGCGGCCCGGGCCGCCGCCAGCGGCCCCCCCGCGATGTCGGCCGACCTGAGGTCATCGGCGCTGCCGCGCCAGCCGCCGCCCCGCAGGCCGGCCACGATCAGCAGCAGCACCTCCCGCGTCGAGAACCGCCCGGCCTCGAACCGCTCGACCAGCGCCACCAGGCTCTCCGCCCCCAGCGCCGCCTCCAGTTCGGCCAGCGTGCCGAGCGTCAGCTTCAGCACCCGCGGCTCGCCGTCGATGACCAGCTCCACCTCCCCCGCCCAGGGATTGGCCATCAGATCGCCGTGAAGGTCAGCTGACCGGCCGAAGCCATGCTCAGCTCGTAGGTCGCCTCGCCGTTGTGGCTGCCCGCGTACTCGATCGCGGTGATCTGGAACGGCCCCTCGATGATCCCGAAGTCGGGCACGACCACCTGAAAGTCCGGCATCTGGCCGTCGAAGAAGATGGCCCGCGCCCGCTCGTCGGTATTGGCGTCCTTGAACACGCCCGACCCCGAGATCGCGGCGGACTTCACGCCGGCCCCGGCCAGAAGCTCGCGCCAGCCCCCCTGGCTTTCCAGGCTGGTGACGTCCACCGTCTCGGCATTGAAGCTGATCCGCGTGGCGCGCAGCCCCGCGATGGTCTCGAACGTGCCCGTCCCGTTCATGTCGATCTTGAGAAGAAGGTCCTTGCCGCTTTGCGCCGCCATGGTCTGTCACTCCGGAATGAATGGTTCAGTCGAGGTCCACGCGCGCGCGGAACCACAGGTCGATGCGCCGCTGGTCTGCCGCGCCCACCCGCCGCGCCCGCGCGCGCAGGAACCACAGGTCCACAACCCGCCCACGGGTCAGCGCGAGGTCAGCGCCGACCAGCGCATCGCTCACCGCCCCGGCCAGCGCCTTCGCGGTCTGGAACCCCGCGGCGTCGGTCACGACGCTGACGGTGAAGTCGTGCTCGGCCCCGGCGCCGGTCTTGTCCGACCGGTCGCGCGCGTCCTCGGGGCCAAGGCTCAGATAGGTCGGCGGCAGCGGTCCCGGCGGGACCGCATCGTAGACTGCGGCGCCGACAAGCCCGGCGACGGCCGCATCGCCGACAAGGCGCTGGTAGACGGCCGCCTGAAGCGCCGCCGCGGATGCATAGCTCATGCCGTGGCCTCCTCGCGCGCGAAACACACCAGGTAGTGGCCGCGCGGGTCGTGCTCGGTCACCGCATTGATGACGAACAGCCGCGTGCCGTCGCGAAAGCGCTGCTCGGGGCGCGGCCGGGCGTCCGCGCCGACCGGCGCGGCGCGGACGACGATCCGGTAGGGCACCGCCGACAGCGTCAGGAACTCGCCCGCGCCCTCGCGGCCGGTCCCGGCGCTGACTTCGGCCCAGTGCTCGCCCAGCGTCACCCAGACCTGGGTGAAGCCACCCGCCCCGTCCGGCACCCGCTCGGGCGCTTCCAGGACCAGCTTCCGCGTGAGATGGGGCAGCTTCATCAGCGCGCACCCCCGAAGCCGCGCACCGTGCGCCAGCGCTCGATCAGCGCCATCACCCCGAACGGCATGGCGCCGGGCTCGGCGCCCTCCTCGTGGCGGCGCTCGAAGTAGCCGGCGGCAATCAAGAGGACCGCCTGGCGCAGCTCGACCGGAATCCCGCTCCACACCGCGGCAAAGCCGGCCGTCAGGCGGATCTCGGCCGTGCCCCCGGTCGGAATCGCCGGCAGCGCGGTGCCCGACGCCCGCAGGCGCGGACGCTGGCTGTCCTTCTCCAGCCAGTAGCGGCCCGGGTCCACCACCGTCTCGGCGCCCGCCCGGTCGGTCAGCGTGACCGACAGCACCGACGTCACCGGCGCGACAGGCAGCGCCTGCGCGTCGGTTTCGCGCCAGCCGCTGACCGACCAGCGGAAGGTCCGCTCGAACAGCGCCTTGCCGGTGCGCACCTCGACGGCCGCCAGCGCCGCCCGCAGCAGCTCCTCGAGGTACGCGTCCTCGGTCCCCGTCGAGGCGAACCCGGTGCCGATCCTCAGGTGATCCTTCAGGGCCTGGACCGGCAGGGCTGCGGCCGCCACCTGGGTCTCTTCGCTCAGCATCATCTCGGGATCCTTCCTCGCAGCTCGTGTCTTGCGGCTGGCCCCTCGCTCCGGCTGCCGCGGGAAATCGGTGACGGGCGCGCGCCCCCGCGCCATCGGACGGAGGGAGCAGCTTTTCGGCGCGGGGTGCCGGCCTCCGGGGCCGGCGACGGCGCGCGCCCGTCGGCATCCCCTCCGGCCAAGCGGCCGGAAGGGACCCTGCGCCGGCCTTACGCGACCGAGAAGCGCATCAGCTTGATCGCGGCAAAGTCGCTGACGTCGCCGCCCACGCGCTTGGTGGCGTAGAACAGGACATGCGGCTTGGCCGAGAACGGGTCGCGCAGCACGCGCAGGTCGGGACGCTCGGCCACGGTGTAGCCGGCGCGGAAGTCGCCGAAGGCGATGGCATAGCTGCCCGAGGCGATGTCGGGCATGTCCTCGGCAACGAGGACCGGATAGCCCATCAGCCGCGCCGGCTCGCCGGCGGCCAGGCCGTCCGACCACAGGAAGCGGCCGTCGGCGTCCTTCATCTTGCGCACCGCGCCCGCGGTCTTGGAGTTCATCACGAACTTCGCGTTCGCGCGGTACTCGGCGTCCAGCGCATAGACGAGGTCGACGATCGCGTCCGACGGGTTGGTGGCCTCGAAGTCGCCGTCCGCCCCGGTCGGCACGTAGCCGAGCGAGCCCCAGGTCCAGAGCGAGTCGTCCACCTTCGTGTGGTCGAGGAAGCCGCGGGGACGGCCGACGCCGGTCCCGTTGATGAACGCATCCGCCTCGGCGCGGGCGAACTTCTGCGCGATGCGGTCGGCCAGCCAGGTCTCGATGTCGAAGGCGCTGTCGTCCAGCAGCCGCTGGCTCGCCTTCGGCAGGGCCGACAGCTCGTGCAGCGGGATCGAGATGCGCTCGATCGTGGGGGTGGCGGTCTCGGTGACCGGGCCGGACTCGGTGCCCCAGCCGGTGCCGACCTCGCCATGGTCGATCAGCACGTCGTAGGAGTTCGCCATCACGTTGACGACGTTCGAAATCGACCGGATCGAGGCGGTCGACTTCAGCACGCCCTGGATCGTCGCCGCCGTCTCGGGGTCGATCAGGTAGCCGCCGTCCGAGTTGATCGCCGTCGAAAGCGCCTTGCCTTCAAGGACGAGGCCGCGCAGCGCGTCGTCGTCGCCGGTGCGCAGGTAGGTGTCGAACGCCTTCTGATGCGGCGCCGCGTACTCGGCGGCCGCGGAAAGGGCGGGGCGCCCCGCCGGGGCGGTGTTCAGCGCGGTCTTGCGGTCCAGCATGGTCAGTCGCTCTTCCTGTTGTTGAAGCCTCGAAGAAATGTCGGTCTGAAAGGTCTTGAAGTCGCTCAGAAATCCGGTCAGCGCGGACTTCATCTCCGCCGCCGGCGCGGCCCCGCCGGGCATGTCCTGCCCGGTCCGAGCCTTGGTCTCGGTCTTGCTCATCGCTTGATCCCGTCTTGTGGTTGGCGTGGTGAACGGCCGGCGGCGGTCAGTCGCGGCCCATCAGGCGGCGCGCCTCCTCGAACGCCTCCGCCAGTTCGCGCAGGGCCTTCTCCTCGGAGGCTGCCGCCTCCTTGGCGCCGACCCGCGCCTGCGAGAGCATCGGGAATGTCACCAGCGACACTTCCCACAGCTCCACCTCGGCAAGGAGCCGCCGCCCCTTCCCGTCCCGCTCGGCCCGCTTCGTGCGGTAGCCGATGGAAAGCCCGTCGATGGCACCCGCCGCCATCAGCGCCGCCGCCTCGCGGCCCTTGGCCACGTCGGTCAGGATGCGGCCGCGGACCCAAAGGCCCCGGTCGTCCTCGCGCACGTCGTCCCAGACCCCGATCGGCTGCATCGGGTCGTGCTGCCACAGCATCCTGACCCGCCGGTTCGCCTTCAGGCTTTCGGCAAACGCGCCCTTCTGGACCGCATCGTTGCCCTGGTCGACCGCCCCGAACAGCGAGGCATAGCCCTCGATCGTCGCGTCGTCGCCCAGCGTCACGCCGCTCACGCGGCAGAACTTGGTCTCGAGGCCCAGTGCCTCCACCGATTCCCACATCCGGTCATCCTCCTAGCCCGAAGTCGAGGTAGGCCCTGCCGATCTCGGTCAGGACCACCGCCGCCACGCCGTAGACACAGGTCCACAGGCGCCGTTCCAGACGCTCGATCGCTTCCTCGAGCCTCTCCAGTTGGTTCCCCATCCCGCCGAGCTTGGTCTCGACGATCCGCTCGTGCGCCTCGACCTGGTGGATCGAGGCGAATTCGAAGGGTTCGTACAGGAACCGCGATCCGCCCTCGCCGGCGCGCCGGCGCGCCGCCACCCGCGTCACTCCTCGTCCGCCAGGCGCGGCAGACCCAGCAGGGCGCGCTTCTCGGCGTCCGTCAGGAAGGTGGCTTCGGTGACCCTCCGCCACTGCGTGTCACGCTCGGCCGACAGCGCCGGCACCTGGTCGAGGTCGGGCTTCAGCTCCAGCGCCTCGCCGGTGATCCCCGACAACCAGTGCGACAGTGCCCCCGCAACCTTCTGCGCCAGCGGGACCACGGTCAGACGGTAGAGCGCGCGGTTCGCCTCCTGATAGTTGGCATAGGTCGCGTCCCCCGGGATGCCCATCAGCATCGGCGGCACGCCGAAGGCCAGCGCGATCTCGCGTGCGGCCGCCTCCTTGGTCTTGTGGAACTCCATGTCCGACGGCGAGAAGCCCATCGGCTTCCAGTCGAGCCCGCCCTCCAGCAACATCGGTCGCCCCGCGTTGCGGGCGCCCATGTGGTGGCTCTCGATCTCGCTCACCAGCCGGTCGTACTGGTCGGGCGCAAGGCTGCCCTGCCCGTCCGCACCGCGGTAGACGATGGCCCCCGAGGGCCGCGCGGCGTTGTCCAGAAGCGCCTTCGACCAGGCGCTCGCCGAATTGTGTACGTCGATGGCGCTGGCTGCCGCCTGCATCGGCGACAGGCCGTAGTGGTCGTCCTGCGGGTGGAAGCTCTTGATGTGCAGGATCGGCGCAGGGGCCACGCTCACGTCGAAGCGGTGCTTGCGCGCGCCGACCGTGTAGTCGTAGGCGACCGGCCAGCCGTCCGCCCCGGGGATCAGCGTCATCCTGTCCGACCGCAAGACGTGCA